CTGGTTCAAGTTCTTGGAACTGCATCTGCATTTCATATGATACCATTGGACCATCATAAAATGTAGCATATTGCCCTTCTGGTGTATAATTTGTCGTAAGATTTAGGAGAGCACACTCTTTAAATCTATTTAAAAATTTGTGTGGGTCTGTTTGATTTTTATGTATATACGTGATTTTAAAAGTATGAGGAGATAGTAAAAATAAATTAGAATCTGATTTTCTTGGTGCCATTCCCTGTTTAAAGAAACGAATAATTCCAATAATTTGTTTTGCTTCTTGTTCACTTCTCGCAGACATTTTAAATGTAAAACTAAATGTTCTTAAAGTTGGTGACTCAAATAAAAGTTCTAAGTTAGGATTTAGAATAGCGCCTGTAACTCTAGTCAGTAAACCACCCCCAATTCCAGAGGCACCACCCGCAATTTGTGTGGCTAGTGCTGTTTTCACTCCACCAGAATCACCCCCAACAGCTCCAAGCACACCTTCTATTGCTTTGATAGCTCCATCCGGTCCTTCAGTTATACCTCCCATTGCGACATTTGCTGCTGCTATTTTAGCTGCATCGGCTGTATCACCACCACCCCAGTTACAACCAGTGGTATCACTTATCCCCGAAGGAATTGGTAAAAACACTGTTCCAATGGTTTCTGAGGCTCTCTCTGATGCTCTATTAAATCCAAATTGCTTTGAGGCAGCAGAGGAAAATTCCGCAGGGCGATATAGCACCATGTCAAATTTTATTTTATCCTGTTTGGAGGTGTCTAAATTTAAAGGATATCTTAAATTTGTTGGAAAATTTTTTCTACTTTTTTGTGACCCACCAACAGCGGCTTTTAAATCTTCTACTTTTGTTAGTGGTTTAGCTCCTGTTCCATCTCCTGTCGGTGAATTTCCTACATTTGGAGAAACAATCCCAAGTGCTTTCTGTTGTTCTGGTGTTATTTTTTCTAATGATCCACTAGTGCCTGGTAGAGTAACTAATCCTTGCTTCGCTCCACCAGCAGTCAATGTTTTTTGAACTTGCGCCTGGACATTTTTATTCATGTTTCCACCAGGGGCCATTGATTTTTTGAAATCTGCCCCCGCCGCATCTGTAAATGTTTGAGTTTTTCCCCCATCAGTTGTTGTTGCAGCAAGAGTCCAAGTATCAATACCCGCAGCATTAGGTTTTATAATATAAGTTTCTGTTTTTGATCCACTATATGCGGGCCCCTGCCCAGTAAGAGTCGTTACAGTCCTATGATAAATTTGTGTTTGTTTATCACCAACCTTTGTTGCTTGTTGATCACTACAGTATGACCCAGATGTGCAACCAGAAAATGACGGAATTCCCATCAGAAGTTCCTCCCATTTACACAGGAACTTTGTATCTCAATTGTTTGTAAAGTATGAGACATTGACGGAGTTTTTATTTATTTAGACGGAATTTTGCATATGGTATCGCAAGTAACTCATCAAGTTCATCATACTTGACTACGTGAAGTTTCCCCGCAACTTCTTCCCAAGTATATTGTCTTGATTGTCTCCAATGAAAATTGATTCCTTTAAATCCCCAATTAAAAAGTTCGGTGCAAGCAATCAGTGGATGCTGATCGTACTCTATTTCTGGAGTCTTTGGGTTGTAAATGAAAGTATAAAATTTTCCTGGTTCGGGATATAGTACTTCTTCTTTAAGAACTTCGATGATAATCAACATCAAATCTTCAGGATCTTTTGTATTTGCTGCATCAATTTGTTTCTTCAATTCTCTCATTCTTGGTGGAATGTTAGTATACTGACCGAAACCTTCTGCCATTACTTTATCCCCAATTCGGATTCAGTAATTATACGAAACCCAATCATATTGTCTTTGCAAAATTCTTGTGCTGCTTTCCATTTTGCTTGATTGGTTGCATAAGTATAAACTTCGTGCAAATATGATTTAGTTGTTCTTGATCTTGGTTTTGGTGCAACTGTTTGTTTTGCGGGTTTAATTTCCACAATGTATTTTTTAATTTCTCCAGAACTCTCTTTAACTTTAATAATAAAATCTGGAAAATAATTTCTAATCTTTTGTTTTACCGGATCGTAATATTTAATTCGAATTTCTTCTGAACCCCAAGCAATTACGCTTTCATTTAAATCACACCAGCGACAAAACTTTCTCTCCCAACTACTTCTACAAATAATATTGTTGGAGTCTCCGATATATTTTTGAGGATATGAGGGTTTATATTTTGATTTTAAACTTTCTGCCATTATCCTTCATACATAATATATACGGTCAAAAAGTATTTATAGATGGCAGCAGCAGTACCAAGACCCAGATCAATGTCTGAGATAAAATCAAAGCTTTTGCAACCAGCTTTGACTTCTCATTATGCTGTGTATTTCAATGTTGCAGAAATTTTAGGAAAAACTTCAGAAGGAAATAAATCATCTGCCAGTGCATTTTTTAATAACAGAGGAGCAACATTAGACGGAGATTTTCTATCATTATCTTGTTCCGAAGCATCTTTGCCCGGATCAACATTGGCGACAATGGAAATCAACAATGATTATACTGGAGTAACTGAAAGACACGCATATCGAAGATTATACGATGATCGTGTTGAGTTTACCTTTTATGTGGATCGTGATTATAGAGTTATAAAGTTTTTTGAAACCTGGATGTCTTGGATAGTAAGTGAAGATCAATTTAAAGAACAAGAAAAATCTAATTATACTTACAGAGTTAAATTTCCAAAAGATTATAGAGTAACGATGTTTATTCAGAAATTTGAAAAAGACTTTGCCAAATATGTTGAATATACTTTTATTGATGCCTATCCAATTTCTATTTCATCAATGCCAGTTTCTTATGAGTCATCTTCTTTATTAAAGTGTTCTGTTTCCTTTACATATAATAGATACTTTATGAAAAACGTTCTAACAAATGTTAATTCAGTTGAAACACCTCAATTCACAAATCCTCAATTTACAAGTCAATTAGGACAGGCCGCTCAAAACTTAACATTCAATCCTCTCGCTTTTCAATCTGGATTAAATCTTCTTGGTCCTTAGGGATCATAAATAATCACACTGAAATCTCTATAGGACATTATGCCTTTACCAAAGATTGCTACGCCAACATATGAGTTGGAACTACCTTCAACCGGACAAACAATTCAATATAGACCTTTTCTTGTAAAAGAAGAAAAACTTTTAGTTATTGCATTAGAATCGGAAGATACGAAACAGATTACTAATGCAATCAAAACAGTTATTAAAAGTTGTATCCTTTCTAAGAATATTAAAGTAGAAATCCTACCTACTTTTGATATTGAATATCTTTTCTTGAATATTCGTGGAAAATCTGTTGGAGAAGAGATAGAATTGAATATTATTTGTCCTGATGATGGAGAAACAACCGCGAAAGTAACAGTTAATATTGATGATATCAAGGTTCAAAAGACAGACGATCATTCAAATACGATCAAAGTTGACAATCAAATTACGATGGAAATGAAATATCCTTCATTAGATCAATTTATTAAAAACAATTTTGATCTCTCTGGTGGAAACAATATGGAGCAATCATTTGACTTGGTTGCCACTTGTATTGATAAAATTTATACTGAAGAAGAAGTGTGGGATTCTTCTGATGTGACTAAGAAAGAATTGGTGGAATTTTTGGATCAAATGAATTCGAATCAATTTAAACAGATTGAAAAGTTCTTTGACACGATGCCAAAATTAACGCATACTGTAAAAGTAACCAATCCTAAAACTGATGTTGAAAGCGAGGTAGTACTGGAGGGTCTCTCAAGTTTTTTCGCATAGGTATGATCCATATGGATCTTGAGAGCTTTTATACTTTGAATTTTGCCTTAATGCAGTACCATAAATATTCATTAACTGAAATTGAAAATATGATTCCTTGGGAACGAGATGTTTATGTTACAATGTTGAAGAATCATTTAGAAGAAGAAAAACTCAAACAACAACAAAATGCCTAATGATAGGACACCAGAAGGTTTAAGTGCCGTTCAAGACAGTCCAGAACCAAAAAATCCTCTTACCTTATATGAAGGTAAGAGAGATACCGACTTGGTTGATGAAGAAATTGATGAACGTATTTTAAATCTCCTTGGTCTTGATGATGTTTTTGATATTGATTATGGTACATATAAAACTCTTCTTCGAGAAAGACTAGCACAAGGAAGAATTTCAGGAAAAGAACTTCCACGAGATGAGGATGAACTTCTTGTCAAAGAATTTAGAAAGATAAAGTCTAAGACAGGAAGATTCAAGATCAAAAAGAAAACCATCTCTAAAGGTGCAAATGTAGGAGTAAAGTCTCCAATTGTAAAAGCAACCAAATTACTACCTTCAGCGATCATTTCGGAAAAGGGTTCTGATAAGTCAAACGATATAAAAGATATCGTCAAACTTTTAGATTCAATACTTTCCACTTTAGGAAATCAAAGCAAAGAAGAGAAAAAAAGATTTGATTTAAGTAGAAGAGAGTCTGAAGAGAAAAGAAGAAGATTAAGGGAAGGATCTTTAGAAAAAGGTTTTGATAAAGTCAAGTCTGCAGTATCGAAAATAATTGCACCTTTCCAAAGTTTTTTAGATAAGATTCAAAGATTTTTATTCTTTACAATTTTAGGTAGAGCATTTAAACTTTTTATGGATTGGGCTGGTGATCCCAAAAATAAAAAGAAACTTGAGTCAGTTGGTAGATTTTTAAAGGACTGGTGGCCTGCTCTTTTGGGTGCTTGGTTTTTCTTTGCAAATCCTTTGGGGAGATTTATTCGAACTATTATAGGTAGTGTTGCAAAGTTAACTCTTCGTTTGGCAAAATTTGCAATACCAAAACTTCTTAGTTTTGTCAAAGCAAATCCTGTTGCTGCAGCAGCATTAGCAATAGGCGGAACTGCACTCCTTGCAAATGAAATAACAGGACAAAGAAAAGCAGCACCAGTCCAGACAGAAAATAAAGCAAAAGCACAGAGCGGAAAAGGTCTTGGAATGCAAGGTGTTGGTGGTGTGGGAGATATGGGACCAACAACTCCAACTGGTATGCTTCAAGGTGCTAGAAGTGGAGGCATAATTCAAAAACTAGATTCTGGTGGAAATATTTTTAGCGGTGTTGTTGGAAAAGATGACGGAACAAAAGTTAGTGGTGCAGGACAAGATACTCAATTTTTTCCAGTAGAAGGTGGCGGAGGCGCTGTTCTTGCTCCAAATGAACTTGTTCTGACTGAAGAACAACAAGCACAAATTCAAAAAGACACTGGAGTGAATCCAGCATCTTATGTCGCAGGAATTCAACCAAAAAAATTATCTGGAAATATAAATCCAATGTCATTGGGAGGAATTGTTGGATATAATCAAGGTGGTATTATTGGTGCTCTTTCTAAGATTTTACCTGGAACTGGAACTGTAATGGCACCAAAGGGTATGCAATGGGAAGGTCAGGGAACAACCTTGCAAAAACTTTTGGGAATGACTGTTCCTGGATCGGAAAGAACCACAACATATAGTCCAAGTGATATTGGTAGATACAATCAACTCAATAAATTGAGGCAACTGTTATCTGGGGATGCGATGTATAGCGGGTCTAGTGGTAGATATATGGCACGAATGACTAAAACACAACCAAACCAAGAAACATTCGTTCAGGATGCCTTTAGAAATTTTGGAAAAAATGTAAATACTATTAAAGGTGCCGCCAAGAGACAAGAGGAAATGATGGGACAGATGGGATATAAACCTGATGGATATGTAAATCTATCAGGAAGACCTATCAAAAGGCAGGGTGGAGGAATTGTTAATGCGCTCAAGTCCATAGAACAAGTTCTTCACGGTAAGAATTATAGACCAAGATATCGTTCAGAGGTTAATAACTTTATGATGGGAAGTGGCAGTTATAGACCTAATAACTTTATGATGGGAAGTAGTTTATATAATGTATATAATGTTAGTGGAAGTCAGGGACCAAGATCCTCAATCATAAAAGAGAATACTGGTTATGATAAACCTGGGGCAGGTGCAGATAGACAATATCTTCCACCCATGATGGTTCAACCCGGAGAAGCACATTATATTATTCCTAAGGATGCAGTTCAACGAGGTGCAATTCCTAAGGTAGATCAAATTGTAGCAAAACTTGATCCTAATTCAAATCCAAAGAAGTCTGGAGCAGATTTAGTAGGACCACCAGTAAAAAATAATTTCATACCTTTACCGCCCGAGATCATTAAGTCTTCATCAGCTCCTCCAAGTTATCCAGCCTCTGGGTCTGAAAGTGTTCCTACGTTTTCTGCTTATAGGAAAACTGATGAAAGAAGAGAAAGTCTAAAGATATACACCTTAAGATCTTCAATGATAGGCAGTAGAGTAATGTAAAATGGCAATACAAACTAATAAGTTTTTACCTGCGGCATCTTCACTTTCAATAGTAAAGAAAAGTATTTCTATACCTAAGGGTGGTCTTTTAAAAACATCTAGTAAAGAATCTGAAGAATCATCTGACCTCACAATTATTAAAAATAAAGTCATAGAGATTGATAAAATTCTAAAAAATAATTTTCTATTAACAAAAGAGTCTATAAAATTAAAGAAAAAAGAATCTGAAAAAGAAGAGTTTGAAAGTAGAGAAAAAAAATTAGAGGAAAAACCAAAAGACGAACTTAAAAAACCCTCTTTGAATTTGAAGATTCCTGGTGTGGGAATTTTTGAATCAATCAAAAGGTTTTTATTTTTTACTGCACTTGGTAGATTGTTTGAACTGACAAAACAGTTTGGACCCCAGATTGGAAATTTCATCAAAAACATTGCACCTGTCATTGATTTTATTGAAACTCTTGTTGTAAATGTTTTCAAAGCAGCTGTAGATTTTATAGACTTTGGTTATAAAGCATATGACACGGTAAGAAATTTCACTAAACAACTGGGAGGTGAGTCTTTCCAAAAAACTTTTGACGAGTTTAGTAAGAACTTAAACACCTTTATTAACCTTGCAATCATTGCAGGGATGGCGTCAACGGGGGGAACTGATTTTGGTGGTCGCCGTGGTGGTGGAAGAGGTGGGGGCCACATAGGCATCAGAGGTAGGACACCTGGTAGAAGTCGTTATGGAACTAGTTCTGCTGCAGCACGAAGATATGCTGAAAGATTTGGAATAGATGCTGCTAAGAAAAAATTTGGACAAGAATCTGTTGAATCTTTAGGTGGAAAGTACGCAAGGTCTGGACTTACAAATCTAGCAAGAAAAGGTGCTGTTGGTATTCTTGGTAAAGGTGGAGTAAAGGCAGCAATAAAAATTATAAAACCACTAACAAAAGCAATACCAGTTATTGGTGGACTGATTGAGTTTGGTCTTGCTTTAATGGAAGGAGACAAACCTGGCAGAGCTGCTTTCAGAGCAATTGGGTCAGTTTTATTTGGTGCCATTGGTGCCGCATTAGGTGGACCATTTGCCTTATTCACTGGTGGAGTGGGAGCATCTTTAGGTGGTGAAGCGGCTGGAAAACTATATGATTATATGTTTAGTGGTAAAAAGAGTACAGATAATAAAAAAACTCAGAAAAAAGCAACCGGCGGAAGTGTGTCTACCAGAGGTGGTAAAAAGGTAGGTGGTCCTGCTACCAGAAAAATTAAAGTAACAAAGATTAAAAAACAACAAATTAAATTACAGAAAGCAAAACCAGGAAAAGACGTTGGTGGCGAGAAGAAAATTAAAAAATTATTTCCAGATCCGATGAAACCTATCATTCCTGGTATGAAACCGGATCCAAAGGCAGTAAATCCTCTTGAAACTTTAAGAAAAATCTCAAGCA